TCGAAGTTAAAACAGGAAATGAATTATCAGTATCAGGCTTTAAAGAATTTCCTTTTGTTGTCCCAAGATATTTAAAAGCATCAAATGAAATTTATGGAAGATCACCTGCAATGACAGCATTGCCAGATGTAAAGATGTTAAATGAAATGTCTAAGACAACAATCAAAGCTGCACAAAAACAGGTTGATCCACCTCTACTTGTTCCTGATGATGGATTTTTATTACCTGTTAGAACTGTACCAGGGGGATTAAATTTTTATAGATCAGGTACGAGAGATAGAATTGAACCTTTAAACATTGGTGCAAACAATCCACTAGGTTTAAATATGGAAGAGCAAAGAAGAGATTCTATTAGGTCTGTATTTTATGTAAATCAACTTATGATGCAAGATGGTCCACAAATGACAGCAACTGAAGTGATCCAAAGAAACGAAGAGAAGATGAGATTGCTAGGACCTGTATTAGGTAGATTACAATCTGAATTATTAAAACCTTTAATTGATCGTGTGTTTAATATTCTATTAAGAAACAATCAATTACCTCAAGCACCAGAATTTTTATCAGGTAGAGATATAGAAATTGAATATGTTTCTCCTTTAGCGAAAGCACAAAAATCTTCAGAACTACAATCTATTATGAGAGCAATAGAAATATTAGGATCACTTGCAAATGTAGCACCCGTATTTGATTATGTTAATTTTGATAATCTTGTTAAACACTTAGCTGATATAGTGGGTGTCCCGCAAAAAATATTAAAATCACAAAGTCAAGTTAATGCCGAAAGACAACAAGCACAACAACAACAACAAGAGATGCAACAAATGCAACAAGTTCAACAACTAGCGAAAGCAGGAGGAGATATAGCACCATTAGCAAAAGCACTACCTGAAGAAGCGAAAGCGGTAGCCAATGCTGATGTTGCATAGTTATGGGAGAAGCAAATAAAAAACTAGAACAATACGTTAAGAATTTAAAAACAAACTATAAAATGATATTCAGTTCAGACGAAGGTAAACAAGTATTGTCTGATTTAGAAAAGAGATGCCATCATCATACTACCACTAATGTAAAAGGGGATAGTCATGAAAGTGCATATATGGAAGGTCAACGTAGCATCCTTCTATTTATTCAAGCTATGCTACGAAATGATAACGAAAAAGGAAAATAACAATGTCAAATGAACAGACAACACAGCCTTCTGCTGTGCCTGTAGAAACGACAACACCCTCTACAGCACAACCAGAAACAAAACAAGAAACAACAACAGAGACAACTATATCAGCTACTACTGAGCAACCAGCTCCTGTAGCTAAATCTTGGAAAGATGCAATCTCTCCAGAGTATAGAGATGACCAAAACATTCAAAAGTTTACTGAAATAGATGCGTTAGCTAAAAGTTATATTAACGCAACAAAAATGATTGGTCAGGATAAAATGGTTATCCCAAATAATAACTCAACAGAAGATCAATGGAATGAAGTTTATACAAAATTAGGCAGACCAGAATCTGCGGAAAAATATAAACTAGAATCTAAATCTGATGTTGTTCCTATGGATGAGGGTGCAATTAAATCCTTTGCCGAGCAATCGCACAAATTGGGTTTGAATAATAAACAAGCTCAAGGCATATTGGAATTTTATAAAAACAGTATGGAAGGCACAGCTAAACAAGCTCAAGTTGATACTGAAACTGCACAAGCTCAAGCTACTCAACAGTTAAGACAAGAATGGGGTAGAGATTTTGAAGCTAAAATAAAACAAGCAGGAGCATTAGCTCAAGCTAATATCAATGCAGATGTTTTAGATATGACACTTCAAAATGGAACAAGGCTTGGAGATCATCCTGAGATCATAAAAGGATTTGCAAAGATTGCAAATATGATGTCTGAGGATAAAATTGTATCAACTGAAAGTGAAAATGTTAGTACAGTTAAAGATTTAGAGTCTGAAATAGCTACCATTGTCAACGATAGACAAGGACCTTATTGGAATAAACAACATCCCGATCACGATAAATCGGTGCAACAAGTTTATACTTTAAGAGAAATGGCTATGAGTAATAAATAATTATTTTAAACCCCTTGTATTTTTTTTTAAAATAATGTAAGGGGTTTATATAAGACAATTCGATAAGAACCTTATTGATTGCAAGAAACAATACTGCGGTCTAACAGACCTTAAATGCAAGAGATGCCTGTCTAATCAGACGGAGAACCTTTCTGAATTATTTTAATAATAACAATAATATGGAGAGACAAATATGTCATCACAAATAACTACAGCATTTGTACAGCAGTATTCTGCTAACATTCAAATGCTATCTCAACAAATGGGATCGTTATTAAGAGACAAAGTCAGAGTTGAATCTGTGGTTGGAAAAAATGCTTTTTTCGATCAAGTTGGCTCAGTAACTGCTGTTGAAAAAACAAGCAGACATTCAGACACTCCGCAAATAGATACACCTCACGCTAGACGTAGAGTATCTCTTGCAGATTATGAATTTGCTGATTTAATAGATCAACAAGACAAAGTACGTCTTTTAATTGACCCTACATCAACTTATGCTCAAGCCGCTGCTATGGCAATGGGTAGAGCTATGGATGATGTGATCATTTCTGCTGCACTAGGAACTGCGTTCACTGGTGAAACAGGAGCTACAAGTACATCAGCACAAACAGCCATTCCACATGGCAGTGCTGGTTTAACGATTGGTAAATTAAGAACTGCTAAGCAGACTTTTGATTTAGCTGATGTAGATCCTTCAATTCCGAGAAACATTATCGTTTCTCCGAAGCAGATTACTGATCTCTTAGGAACAACTGAGGTTACAAGTTCAGATTTCAACACAGTCAAAGCATTGGCTAATGGTGAAGTGAACTCGTTTCTTGGTTTTAATTTCATTGTATCGAATAGACTTGCATTATCTAGCACAACTAGATCATGTATAGCTTACACACAAGATGGAATCGCTTTAGGTATTGGCAAAGATGTTAATGCTAGAATAGACGAAAGAAGCGACAAGTCTTATGCTACTCAAGTGTACTACTGCATGAGCATTGGTGCTACTAGAATGGAAGAAGCTAAAGTTCTTGAAGTACAATGTACAGAATCATAATAGGAGGATATATATATGGCTAATTCAATACAATACGCAAAAATTGCTAGTACACCTTCTGTCAAAGTAAAGACTAATGAACTACATGGTAGAGTAAGGTCTGCTTTTGCTGAATACGAAGCAAGTGCAGAACAATCTACTATTACTATGTTTATTATTCCTAATGGTGCTAGATTATTATCTAGTGCTGTTAGTTATGATGCTTTAGGATCTAGTACAACTATTTCTGTAGGTTATGCTGCTCATACAAAAGCAGATGGAACTGCTCAAGCTCTTGATGTAGATGAATACAAAGCTGCGGCTGCGTCAACATCTGCTGAAAGTGTTGCAGCTCTTGACACTATAGCTTTAGGTAAAAATACAGTAACAGATGCTAATGAAGATGGTGTTCCAGTTACAGTTACATTAGCAGGTGCTAATGGTACTGGTACTATTCAGTTACAAATGTTTTATGTAATTGACTAATAAATAAAATTTTAGGCGGGAAGCGGGAGACTTAATCTCGCCTAAAGTGCATGAAACAAATTAAAGATTTAAAACCTGTATTACATTTTAAAAAAAACGATTATGTTTATAGGTATGTGTTAGTAGACCGCTTTAAAAATGATGCTAAGTATCATCATGGTTTTGACACAAAAGAAGAACGAACAGAAGAAGAGATATTTGCCTTATTAAAAGATAGACAAATAAGAAGAAAATATATTATAAAGGATTGATATGGCTTATAAAAAAAATTCATTAGTAGCAAATATTAATAAAAGAAAAAAAGCAGGAACATCAAGACCTAAATCAAAATCAACAGTTTCTAAAAAATCATATTCAGCTATGAAAAAAGGATGGAAATAGATGGCATCAGTAGTTGGAATTTGTAATGGAGCATTAAATCAATTAGGGGGAACAACAATTCTTTCCCTAACAGAAGATTCAAAAAACGCAAGGCTTTGCAATTCAAGATACACACAAGTTAGAGATGCCTTATTTAGAACACATCCTTGGAATTGTTTACAAAAAAGAATTGCTGTTGCAGCAGATGTTGCTACTCCTGCTTGGGGTTTTTCTTACCAATATACTTTACCTGCTGATTGTTTAAGATTACTTAGAATATTAGATTACGATTCAAACTATAAAGTTGAAGGTAGAAAAATATTAAGCAACGCATCAAGTATGAAAATTTTATACGTTGCACGAATTACAGATCCTAACGAGTATGATGAATTATTAAGAGAAACATTATCTTCATCTCTTGCTGCTGATATGGCTTTTTCAATTACTTCTAACAATAACACTACTCAAAATATGTATGAGTTATTTAAAGAAAAATTAAGAGATGCAAGATTTGTAGATTCAACTGAAGGACAAAATATAGATCAAGACCTTGGCATGACAGATGTTATTGATGCTGGGACTTTTATTAACTCAAGGTATTAATTCATGGCTAGAGTTGCAGTTCAACTAACGAACTTTACGGGTGGTGAATTATCTCCACGATTAGATGGAAGAAATGATCTTACTAAATATTCTTCAGGTTGCTCAACCTTAGAAAACTTAGTTGTCTATCCTCATGGAGCTGCTGCAAGACGACCAGGCTCAAGTTTTGTTGCCGAAGTTGCAGACAGCGATAATAAAACAAGATTAATTCCTTTTGAATTTTCAACAACACAAACTTATATGTTGGAGTTCTCAAATTTAAAAATAAGATTCTATAAAGATAATGGTTCAATTTTAGAAGGCGATAAAACAATAACAGGAATTACTCAAGCTAATCCTGCTGTGGTTACTTCTAACTCACATGGTTATTCTAATGGAGATGAAGTTGTTATTACTGCTGTGGTAGGAATGACACAGGTTAATGGTAAAAGATTTTTAGTTGCAGGTAAAACAACAAACACTTTTCAATTAACAGATAAAGATGGAACAAATGTAAACAGTACAGGTTATACTGCTTATGGTTCAGCAGGAACAGCTAATAAAGTTTTTGAAATTACAACACCTTACACAACTGCACAACTTTTTGATATTAAGTTTGCTCAATCGGCAGATGTTATGTATATCACTCACCCTTCACACGAAGTAGAAAAATTATCTCGTACAGGTCATACTGCTTGGACATTAACAGATGTAGATTTTACTAATGGTCCATACCTAGATAAAAACATTACTGCAACAACATTAAATCCATCAGCTCACACAGTAGGAACAGGAATTACAGTAGTAGCTTCAGCTATAACAGGTATTAACAATGATACAGGTTTTCAGTCTACTGATGTTGGAAGATTAATTCAATTTGTAGATGGTCATGGAAAAATTACAGCAGTTGCAGATACTTTAAACTTTACTATGGAAATTATTGTAGATATGGGTTCAGCAACCGCATCTGCCAATTGGTCTCTTGGTGCTTTTTCAGATACTACAGGACATCCTTCTTGCGTAACTTTTTTTGAACAAAGATTGGTATTTGCAGGAACAACTGATCAACCACAAACTATATTCTTTTCAAAGTCTGGTGATTATGAAAACATGGATGCAAACATTGGTGGTACTGTAGCAGATGATGATGCTATTATTTATACGATTGCATCTAACCAAGTTAACGCAATTAGATTTATGACAGCAACAAGAACTTTAATTATTGGTACAGCAGGTGGTGAATTTACTGTATCAGGCGGTGGTACAGATAGTGCAGTTACTCCAACTAATATTTTAATTAAGAAACAATCTAATCATGGCTCTGCCAATGTAGATGCTTTAGCTGTAGGTAACGCAACATTATTTTTACAAAGAGCTAAAAGAAAAATAAGAGAACTAGCTTATAACTTTGATGTAGATGGTTACATTGCACCTGATATGACTATCCTTGCAGAACACGTTACTGAAGGAGGTCTAACACAAATCGCATATCAACAAGAGCCTAATCAAATTATTTATGCTGTAAGAGGTGATGGTGAATTAGTAGGATTAACATATCAAAGAGAACAACAAGTAACTGCTTGGCATAGACATATCTTTGGTGGAAGATTTGGTAATGCAACAATCACAGTTACTGATTATGCAAATATAGCTAATGGTACAAGAATTGTTTTAACAAAAACAGATGGAACAACTACAACCTTTACATCCGCTACATCTTCTACAACTGGAAAATTTCATACTGCAACAAGTAATAATCAAACAGCAACAAACTTAAAAACATTAATAGATGCTGATTCTGATTTTACAGCAACAGTTTCTAGTAATGTTGTTACTATTACAGAAACATCTCCATTATCTACAGGATTTTTAACAATTAAATCTTTAGACGATGCTACTCGATTAGCAAAAACTGATGAAGGTAAAGCCGTATGTGAAAGTGTTTCTGTTATACCTACTGATGATACTGAGTATCAAGTTTGGGTTATTGTTAAAAGAACAGTTAATGGAATAACAAGACGATATGTAGAATACTTAAATGTATTTGATTTTGACCAAACAGACAAT